ACGCGGCTTCCCCACGTATACTTACTCTTGTCCAGTGCTCACACAAAGACCACCTCACAGTCAACTTTGTCCGCTTCTTTCCCAACCCCAAACCCCCAGACTAAGATGTCTCAGACCCTCGACTCATCGTTCTTGCCAATCCGCAACTACGTTCTTGAACACAGAGAACCTGACTCCTCGACCCCCATCGCTAAACGAACAGAACCTCAACAACCAGCTCGCCAATACATCCGCTTTCAGCGCTTTTATGACGTCACATCTCTGGTTACTGAATATCTCGCTCGACCCGCGAAGATAGTTTATGATACTTTGCAACATCTGTTAATTCAGAAAGACTTCCCCTTCTTCACAATCCGTGATCCAGCTGAACCTATCCCGCAAAACCGCCTTCCTAAAACAGGCATTATTCTACATCATGAATTACTCTACCATGAATCTGCAATTTCACGCCGCTATAAACTCGGTATTGACAAATATATCAGACCCGAACCCGGTACACTATATGTACTCGAACATTCATTTCCGAATTTTCGCTACATCGCCGACACTTGGATCCGACCCGCCGGAACACCCGACGCAATATTTGAAGACTTCAACCAAGTCCAAACTCCTTGCAATCAACCCTCTAAATCACGTATTCGAGATATCCTCGAATGTATGGAACATCACAATCCAGTGAATCCCTACGATATCATCGCCTTTCCCGATCTCCCACTTTACCCCTGGAAACACGGTACTAAATCCGATTATCACATGATACACAACCCAGAATATACTGAACACGCCCGAAACGTCAAAGATCAAGCTTATGCACACGCTCCGCTATCTAAAGACTTTTATGCTTCGACCGCCCTCCATTTTGGAAGACGAATCGTCCACAACATGAAAGAATTTGGTCAGCCCATTCCGCTGCACCCTGATCCTCTTGAGAACGAACGACGTCTTGACAACTGGTACAGAGAACACCCAACCGAACTCCTTGTTCGATCACAAATCTCTCGTATTTCAAAACTCAAAGTCCGTCCCGTCTACAACGTTCCAATGTTCTTCCTCCAACCCGAATGTATGGTATCCTATCCACTCGTCGTCCAAGCACGCCGACCGCAATCCTGCATTATGTACAGTCTCGAAACACAACGTGGTGGTATGATGAAAATCAACCAACTCGCACACAAGTTCCGAACATTTATCATGATCGACTGGTCACACTTCGACCAATTTGCACCCTTCCTAATAGTTATCATCTTCTTCCTCGTCTATCTTCCTTCAAAGATACTGATTGATGCTGGTTACGCTGCCAACAAACAGTTCGCCCAACATTCATTTCACTTTGATCAACAGTACGACTCCCTTCCTGAAGAAAAGAAAACCGCTCACGCGAATTCTCCCTTCTCCAAGACGTGCCACATGATGGCCATGAAAGTAAACAATTTACTACATGCTATCCAACATTGGTACACACATATGTACTTCGTCACTCCCGACGGTTACGCCTATCAACGCACCTGCGCTGGCGTCCCATCCGGTCTATTCCTGACACAGTACCTCGATTCCTTTATCAATATGTTCATCTTCTTTGATGGCTTACTTGAATATGGTTTCACAATCCGCATGATAAAAGCAATGCTTATATTCATCATGGGAG